TCGTATTGACCCGCCAGTACCCCCAGCCCATCCGCACGGCATAGTCAAAGCCGTTGTCGTAGGCATGGTCAGCGTTGGAATTGACCTCGATGTGCCGAATCAGCCCCGAAATGACCTGTGCGGTTTTGGCATCAGCTTGGGTGTTAGTGGCGTGGACTTTGATGCGGGGACGCTGTTGGCGTTGCTGGTTCGTGACCTGCCGACAGTAGGTGTCGAGCTTGTTGATGGTCAGAACAGGGCGAGATTCAAGGTTGCGGGAGTTCTGGAGTTCAACGGGCCACTGGTCACCGTTCACAAACTTGAGATCTTCAAGTGCCTCCTGGCGGTTGTTTGTGTCTGCGTCATTGCAGAACTTCAGAAAGCCTACTGCCTCTTCAATAATCGGATCGTAATCGTCCATGTTCACCCCATCCAACTGTTTGCCGAGCCATAAGACAGGATCGGTTTGGGTTTTCTGCGCTCTCGCGGCTCGTTCACCATCAGCCCGATGTACCGAAACGCATCAGCGCCATGCGAGAACTGGTCATGAAGCGGTTTCCTGCTGAACTGACCTGTCTCTGGGTCTGTTTCGTACCGATAGTGTCTGAGGCATTGTAGCCCTTCATGGCAATTTTCGGCATCAAAATAACACGACCTGAAGATGGTTCGGGCAGCATTGATTGAATCCAGGATCGGCACACGCTCCAAGACCCTCGTCTTGTACCCAGCCGCCCGCACAATCTCCTCAATGCTCCTGCCTTGGCTGGCAAGCGTCTTGTTCTGGGCATCATGGGGAAGCCAGAGAGTGTCGTAGACGTAGCCAAACCCCTGCATTTTGGCGAGGTAGTGGCTGATGGTCTGCTGGTTGTCCTCAATGTAGCGGATGAGGCGGGTTTCCATCCCGATAAATTGCACAAACCAGATGGCGGTGGCATCAGCCCAACCCAGGTCAAAGACCGCGTGAACGGGTTTATTTGCGTCATAGGGAACACGGGTGATGCGCCCCTCCATCTCGGCAAGCTGCATTTCCTTGGCAAAGATTGCCCCGTCCACCGTTTGACGGCAGAACCCTTCCCAGACCGTCCTGTGCGCTTCGGGGTCGCGGGCTTTGAGGGATTCCATCTCCAGCTTGAGGGTTTCAGGAAACCACGGGTTGTCCGACCAGTTGATTTTGGTCACCACAGCGTTTTCAGGGCGATGGAGAACGAATCGTTGGTAAGTCTCGTCCGACTCCAGTTCAGGGTTGAAGGTCACCCAGATTTCGCTGTTTTCCTTGCGGATGGTCGGGATCAGCACGTTCCAGGACAGCCTGGACACGGTTTGGGCTTCCTCCACCCAGCAGATGTCCACCCCTTCATAAGACTTGACGTTCGCCACGTTGTTCTTCAGGCCAACAAATGAGAACTCCGACCCGTTTTTGCCCCGAATCTGGGATTGGGTGATTTCGTAAAAGTCGGTGAGTTTGAGGTCAACGATCTGGTCACACAGGAGCTTGTGGACGGAATCTTTCATGGAAGTCATAAATTCCCGCGCACAGAGGATACGAAGCGGGTCTTTGGCTGCTTTGATGAGGAGCGCCCTGGCGACCCCCCAACTCTTTGCCCCGCCTCGCCCACCGTAAAGAACTCGGTATCGACTGCTTGGCGGGTTGAACAGACACTCCAGTTTTGCTGGAAACTGAGCGTTTGCGATCATTCTGGCTTCACGAAACTCACATTGATCCCAGTAATCAGGGGCGAACCTTCAGCGCCTGTCAATTCCTGTTTGACGGTTTCCGACCATTTCATCTGGGTTTTCGTCCACCAAATGAGGCTTGTTGTATCGCCAGAAATGGCTTTTGAATACAGCGTCTTGGCGATCTGCCCGTTGGCCTTTGCCTTTCCCGCATCCAGTTCTTTGCGGTAATGCAGCCTCAAGGTCTTTTCGTCAATGTCCACAAGAATGGCAATTTGTTCCTGCGGCAAGCCCAGACCGCTGGTCGATTCAACCAATCGGCGCTGCTCATCGGTGGGAATATGTTTGTCAGTCATTTTATAATCGGGAAGTGTTACATAAGTTTACACAGTTTCGGGTTCTGCGGTCAAGAGGGTGGCTTTCTTGCCTGTGAAGTCTTCCCAGCGTTTGACAATTACATCGCAATACTTTGGTTCCAGTTCCATCAATCTTGCGCGTTTACCGACCTTCTCGCAAGCAATAAGGGTGCTGCCGCTACCACCGAATGCGTCATAAACAATCTTTTTTGTCGGGTGATCGTTTAGCGCAAGTTCAATCAATTCAACAGGCTTCATAGTCGGGTGTACGGTGTTGCGCTGGCGCTTGACCTGCCAGATATCGCCACGCTGCGTCTTTTGTCCACCAAACGGGCCGTGATAGAAGATAATTTCGTGCTGTTTAAAGTAAAGGTCTAGATTTTGCGCTGGGTTGACTTTATCCCAAACAATCATCGCCTTTGCGGGTTTATCCAGTTCAGCCATCACCTGCTTGAATAGGTGCGCGTACTGCCAAGAACAGCATACATACATGATGTCGCAGGGCATGATGGTGGAACGCAGAAAATCCAAGAATTCATCGTCGTCCATCTTGTCATTTTTGATAGCGTCGTGAACTCCATTCATGTCTTTATAGCCAATGTTGTAAGGCGGGTCTGTGAACACCATGTCGGCTTTCTGCCCATCCATCAGCCTGTCCACAGCATCGATGCTGGTGCTGTCCCCGCACATCAGACGATGGTTGCCCAGTTGGTAGATATCCCCAGGTTTTGTTTTAGGTTCTTCAGGGATCGGTGGGGTTTCGTCCTCGTCCGTCAATCCCTCAATCTGTTCTGGCTCAAGCAGCGCGTTCAACTCTTTCGGGTCAAACCCCAGCAATTCCAGCGCAAACCCATCAGCCAACAGGTCGTTTAGCTCAATCGTGAGCATTTCATTGTCCCAGCCAGCATTCAGCGCTAGGCGGTTGTCGGCAATGATGTATGCCTTCTTTTGGGTTTCAGTGAGGTCTTTTAATTCAATCGTTGGGACTTTTTCATAGCCCAGTTTGCGAGCAGCCATTAACCTGCCATGCCCAGCAATGATGCCGTTTTGACCGTCTATAAGGATCGGGTTTGTCCAGCCAAATTCCTTGATGCTTGCCGCAATCTGTGCCACCTGCTCGTCAGAATGGGTGCGGCTGTTCTTGACATAAGGAATAAGCTCTGAAACTAGCTTATCCTGAATTTTCATTTTTTCTTCTTCTTGGCCTCGCGCTGGACGGAGTAGGCAATGGCTACCGCTTGTTTGGGCGGTTTTCCTGCCTTGATCTCGGCAGCAATGTTCTTTTCCTTGGCCTTTTCAGTCGGCTTTTTGATCAGCGGCATCTTTTGCCTCCATTTCGTTCAGAATCCACTGGCACTGCTGGAGAGCGCCATTGATCTGGTGCAGTTGTACCTCAAGCTCCTTGCCCTTGGCAATCAGGTCTTGAATTCGCAATTGAATTGTCTCTTTGTCCATCAGCAGTTCCAGTTCTTCAATGATGCCTTTGCCCGTTCTGCTGGGCCTTTGGCGTTCTTCACAACCCCTTCCATCCTGGCGCAGAAAGAGGCTTTCCTGCCCTCGTCCTTCTTGGTCTTGGGGTTGGGTGCAGGAGGCTTCAGATTGGCGTTGTTCTTGGCGTTGTATTCAGCCCGACCCTTGGCAGTCATCCCAGCACCCTTGTCTGTAGGGTTGTAGGTCTTGTCCTTGCCAGTGGTCTTATGAGGAATCGGTTTGTCGTGCTTTGCCATGATCACTTCTTCGCGGTTTTTGCAGATTCTTTGAACGCTTTCGCAGTGGGCGCTCCCTTTTCCCCAGGCTTACGCATCTTTTCTACGGGTTTACCCTTGGCTTTTTCCCGCTTGATCCGCTCCTGCTTGGCGTGGATGTTCGCATAAAGTCCTGATTTCATGTTTCCTCCACCACCGCGCAGATGTCGGCTTCTTGGATGATTTGATAGTCCTGCCCATCGATTGTGTGGACAGGCCAGTTCAGATAGTCACCGTTCCCGTATTTAATGAAATCCCCAACCTGGGTTTGCTGCACCTCTGGGCCAATCGCAACGACCGTCCCTTCGTTGAACGGTTCTTTGTTGTTGACCAGGATGATCTCGGAAATGGTTCTGACCCGTGGTTTAACTACAACACGGTCACGCAGAGGTCGAATCATTTTTCACCTCCTTTTTCTTGCGCTGGTCGGGCAATTTATGCTCACCGCACCACTCAGACGTTGATCGAGTCTGAAAAACGGGGAATCGGCGGCATGACCCCATCCGATCCCCAAAACCGATCACGAAGTATCGGCAACTGCTACAGTTCGGTTCAGCCATTCAAAGCTCCTTTCTTTGCTTGGTCAGAAACGCCCTTTGGTCTGATCACCATTGGGCGTTTCGCTTTACATACCGTCTTGTTCGTGGGCGGTGCGCTTGTGCTCGTACACAACCTTCTCGCCCATGTGACCCTTCATCTCACCCAGGCGACCATCGTTTTTGCCAGCATGACCACCGTCACGCAAGCCCAAACCGTCAGCCTTGCCCATGCCCACGCCACCACGGATGGGGGCTTTGCGCTCACCCGAAGTGTCGCTAGACAGTGCGCCCTTGGGAGGAGTTGCACCAGTGCGGCTGGGAACACCCATGCCTTCACGGTCAACGCGACTTGCGCCAACCATCTTTTCACCCGTGCGGTCACTGGATTTCACGCCCTTGGGGGCGACTTCTTTGCCGTAATAGCCCATGTTTTTTCCCTTGCAAGGTAAATGGAGATTTCATTCTACACATCGTTTTGGAAGTGCGTCAAGATCATCAGAAAAAGCGCCAAAAACCCAATTCCCAAGACCGCGCCCAGGAACAAAAGCAGAATGATTTCAATCATGTGTTCTTCTCTGGCAGTGAACAAGTGTGAACATCCCAAGCATTTTTCCCTGCCCTCTTGCCGCACCTTGGACAAAAGTTGCGCTCCTCTGGTGGTTGTGCCAAGACTTCTTTGATGGCATCCATCGCTGTATCAATTTCTGCTGGCAGACAAATAGCGTTTTCACCAACGCTCAACTTGTTAATGTCTTCCAACACCTCAAGCGCCAGCTTCAATGCTTTGTCTTTAGTCATTTGCGTCCTCCTCAACCTTCTTGTCAATGTAGCGGTAGTCACTCTTGTTCAGTTCTTGAATAATATCGCGTGATTCACCGTTGATGGTCAAGGTGACAGTAAAGTCAATGCCATCTGTGTCCTCTTCCCAATCGACCACAATCTCGTAATCCACCTCGGGAAGGGTGTACTCAAAATCCAATTCGCCCAAAATATAAAGCTGATTCATTTGCACATCCCCGCCAAAGTCATGATCCCGTGTTCTGCAATCTGAATCGCAGCTACGGTCACAATTGCCAGCAGCACAAAGAGTGCGACCTTCATACCACCGCCCATTCACGCTCTGATCTGCCAGACTTTGAGCGAACTCTGCGACCCGTCAGTCGGATGAAGCCCATTTGTTCAAGCTCAGATAGCCTCCGAGCCACCTGATTGCTGTCTAAGCCCGTGAAAGCGGCTATCCCATCCTTACCCATGTCTCCATGTTTAAGCGCCTCCACGATCATTTTGTGGTGCTTGGAGGCCAATTCCTTGGCAGACTCAGCAGCCTCAAATGATGTGACGGGATCAGATGCCCTGACTCTTGGGAATTCCAGGTCAGGAAAGAAAAGGTTTTTGAAAAGTCCCATGTTGCACCTCAAAAAGGAATGTCGCTTGGGTTGTCATCAAACCTAGGCTTTTTTTCTTGTTTTTCTTCAATATCGTAGCAATTCGCCCAGCCAGACCAACCACCATCAACCAGGGGAATGGTGTCAATCTTGAGTTTGAGGTTGTCATCCTTGTCCAGGAATACCGTGCCGATGGTTTGGTAGCGTTTTTTCTCTTCACCAGTTTTGTTGGTGTAAGTTCCAGTGACCACAACGATGTTTTTAAATTTCTGCATTTCAGGCTTTCAGTTGGTTGAGTTGTTCAATTTTGTTGTCAAGCTCTTGTAGAAAGAGAATGACCTCTTTCTCCAGCATGGAGACATATTCGGGATCAAATTCCACACGCTTGATGAAAAGCTGTAACCCTTCAGCCATGCGCGGGTCAAAGCTCACGAAATCACACCACCGACGATCCGTGCAGCACATCTGCCACTGCATCTGCGTGATGTACTTCTCGGGGATTTTTTGATCTAGGAGCGTCTGAATGTGGGTTGAAGTGTTGGGGCACTTGATCTCCACCAATCCAAACTCGCCCACCAATCCGTCAGGGCTTGCGCCTGAGTTCTGAATGATTGGATGAGGGATGAATCCCACCTCCTCAACCAGAACGTCCTTTGCGGATTCGTAGGCAGCACGTGCAAACGGTTCTTGTTCTGTCCCCCACTGCATCGCGGAGTTGGTAAATGACTCAGCGGGCGTATCCGTCATGCGCTCACAAACAAGTTGCGCCATGTAGTTGTCTCGGCTTGCGCTGTAGCCAGACTTGGTTCTTGCAATGATGTCCGCAACGCGAGAGGCAGTGACCTTGCCAGCGCGGGCTTTGAACCAATCTTCTGTTCGTTGTTCCATTATTCTTCCTTTTGTGCTTTAAAAATGGCGTAATCGGCTGTGGTTTTTGCACCCACTTCAATTGTGATTCTCATAACTGGATTACCGTCAATCCATACAGGCAAGGTAATTTGATTAGGCACAGGCACTTCAGCGCTTTTGTATGCCTGGACTGTCCTGGCAACAATGTCTGATGCTGCTTCATACAGCTTGTGCATGGGATGCTCTGTTGTGACCTTAGAGCGCAATCTTGTGGATTTCATACATTTACTCCTAGTTGTTCAGCAATTCTTTCAATAGCATCTGCACAGTTAATGCTCAATGCTTTGTAAATCAATCGCAAAGATTCATTGATAATTTCGTCATGCGTCCCTGGATCAGCGTCCTTGATTGCTTGAAGGGTAAACCGAGCGTCTTCCAATGCCTCAATATCTGCGCTGTTCAATTTAAAAAGCAAATCAATGTCTGATTGGTTACTCATTGCTGAGTCCTTTCTTGATCTGGTCTTTCTTGGCAATCACCTTTTTCTGCCAGCCTGGGTCGCCATTACAAGCAGCGTATGCAAGTTTGTAGGTTTTCTGAAGTTCCTCAAGGCTCTGGCATTCGTCCATCGCAATAATGAGGTCAGCAAGCTGGCTTTCATTGACCGACGATTTGATTTCAGTCTTACGTGAGGCCAGATTACCGTCATCGTCCTCTGGTGCAATACCGCAAGCCGCCATGAGCGAATATCGACGTGCGTAAGTCATCGCAGA